GGTCGAGCGGATGCGGATGTGTTTCTACGAACTGGACGACCGCCGAGAGGAACTGCGCATCGAGGCAATCGAGCGCCGCATCTCAAGCAAGATCCCGGAGCGCCGGGAGGGCGAGTACGAGGAGCAAATCCTGCGCAACGAGTTCCCGGAGGTGGTCAACCACCCCCAGGCGCTCCAATACGCCGTCGGCGAGTACAACCGCCTCGTCGCCAAGGGCAAGCCGCGCACGCTGGCGACCTCCCGTGAGGCCATGACCATCGCGGCCAAGGAGTTCGGGTTCGTGCAGCAGACCGCCCCGCCCGTCCCCGAGACGCAGCGTATGAAGTACGGCGGCGTTCCGGCGCAGGCTGGTGCCCGCACTGCGCCCACCGAAATGCGACTGACGCAGGCCCAGATGCGAATGGCCCGAGCCGCCTACCCGTCCGACGACGACGAGACGGCCGCCGCCAAGTGGGCCGCAATGTACCAGCGCGAACTGCGCAAAGAGTCCCAACAGGGCGACTAGCGTAAGGGGAACGTAAGGGGAACACCCTTGCGCGATTTTTAGAGCCTAGCTTAGCCTATTTATTATACGCACGGCCTCCATCGCCATTGGGCGGTGGGTACGGTTCGGTCAAGACCGTTGTCCCGCTGTTGCCGCGAACAGCGCGCGGATAGTGGTCACTGAGGCGCGGGGGAGTGGAATGCCTTGGCCGAAACACTTAAGCGTAATGACCCGCCGTCGCGTCCTACTGACGGCGACCTGCAAGCAAAGATCGTAAACAAAGACCCTAATCGCTGGTACATCCTCGCCAACCCCAACGACGATTGGTGTGGCGTTGCTGAGATGCTCAATCTCGGGTTTGAGATTGAGCGACCGCGCAAAGACGGCCCCAAGATCGCGGGTGGCCGCGCCAGCGCCGAGGGCGACCGCATCGAGTTGCGCGGTAACGTGCTGATGTCCTGTCCGCTGGAGGTCTACAAGCAGCGGTACGAGGAGGGCCAGCGCCGCGCTGACTTGATTGATGAGGCTATTGGACGACCAGGCGGAATCGATGGGCTCCGGGGGACAACGGGCCGCCTTGCTGAAAACAACACGACTAAAGAAGTCGTGAATTTGAGCTGAGCAAGGAGAACACGGAGTAATGGCAAACACGTCAATCGGAGGCTTCCGCTTCGTTAAGATGCGGAATGGCTCCAAGCTGCCCGTCGTCGAGGTCTACCCGGTAGCCGACGACTACAACACTGGCATCTTCCGGGGCGACCCGGTCAAGCTGCTCAACGACGGCACGATCGCCGTCGCCGCCGCTGGCGACACGGACATTCTCGGCATCGCCGACGGTGCCGCGCAGTACAACGACGGCTCGGTCGTGCGCCCCGGCAACTACCTGCCGGCGTCCACCAGCCACAGTGGCCTCGGCGCGCCCGACTGCTCGATGGTGCGCGTGATCCTCGCCCGCGATGCGGTGTTCGAGGTCGACGCGGACGACGGCTCGACCATCACTACGGTTGCCGGTGCGTTCAACGCGGTTGGCGAGAACGCTGACCACGCGTCCGGCACCGGCAGCACCTCGACGGGCCGCTCTGGCTACGTCCTCGATATCTCGACGAAGACCAACGGCGCCGCCCAGTGGCGCATCGTCGGCGTGTCGACCGCCCCCGACAACGACCCGACCTCCACTCGAGCCAAGTACCTCGTCGAGGTCAACGAGAGCGGACAGCCGCAGTTCACCACGAGCGGCATCTAACCCGGATTTAAACAATGTCGATTATTACTACTAGCGTTACTTTTAAGAGCCTCAAGGCGACGCTCGACAACATCCTCACGGATCCTGTCGAGAGCCCGGAGAAGGAACTCATTTATCCGAAGTACATGGAAGTCAAGTCCATGTCGGATAACTGGGAGGAGGATGCCGAGGTTGCTGGCACCCTGCTCTTCAAGGAGAAGGCAGAGGGCGCCAACGCCGAGGTCGGGACGATTCAGGAAGGCGGCTCGAAGCGCTACACGGCGCGGACCATGGCGCTCCACCTGCACATCGCCGAGGAGGCGCTCGAGGACTCGAAGTTCGACCGATACATCATGGCCGCGAAGCGCCTCGTGAAGTCCGGGTACAAGACCCAGGACCTCGACGCGACGAACGTCCTGATCCGTTCGACGAACGCCACCTACACGGGCGGTACGGACGGCGTGATCCTGGCGTCGGCCTCGCACACCCTGCCCTACGGCGGGACGTGGTCGAACATCGCTGACGTGTACCAGACCCCGTCGATGGCGGCGCTCATTGCGGCCATCACGAAGGTCGGTAAGTACCCGTCGCCGAACGGCCTCACCGAGGGCCAGATGGTCAAGAAGATCGTGTGCCCCCTCGCCCAGTGGGCGGTGTGGGAGACGATCCTTGGCTCGACCCAGGCCCCGGGCGGCAACCTGAACGACAAGAATGTCCTCAAGGGCAAGGGCATCGAGGTCATCCCGATCAAGTACTGGGATGCGTCCTCGACGACCGCCTGGGGCGTGATCACGGATGCCGACGACGGCCTCCAGTGGCGTAACCGCCGCAAGCTGAAGCGGCGCACCTGGGTCGACAACGACGCCGAGGTGATGAAGTTCGGCGTGTCGTACCGCGAGGCGCACGGCTGGACGAACGCGCGCTGCTGGTACCAGGGCAACACCTAACAGGAGTCTGACCAATGGCTGGACTCCTTGATGGTGCACATAACGTCCCGCTGATTCCGTTCAACCCGCTGATGGGCAGCGGGGCGGATCTCGGGAGCGCAGTTGTCCTCCCGCCTGGCGCGCAGGTGTTCTACGTGCGCGGCAACGGGACTAGCACGACCGAGTACGACTACGATCCCCCTGGCCTGCGCGAGCGGCTGAACGCGTCCATCAATACGGCGCTCAGCCAGTGCGTTGCCGGCCGCGGTGACAAGATCGTCGTCCTTCCCGGGCACACCGAGACGCACGCCGACAGCGGCGACGCTTGGAGCAACGTGAAGGCGGGCGTGACCGTGATGGGCCTCGGCGGCGTCACCAACCGCCCGACCGTCACCTTCAACCACGCGAACGCGCAGCTCGACATCGACGTCGCGAACTTCCGCATCGAGGGTATGCGTTTCAAGTGTGCCGGCCCCGCCGGCGGTACGGCGCTTACCGTCGCCAACCCGTTCAACGTTACGGCGGCTGGTTTCCAGTTCGTCAACAACGAGTGCGAGGTCGGCATCGACGCGGACCAGCTCTGCACGGACATGATCAAGCTGTCGGCGGACGCGGATGACTGCCTCATCCAGGGCAACTACGTGTTTGGCGCGACGGCGGCTGAGATTACCTCGGTCGTTACCACGACGGGCGCGGTTGACCGGCTGAAGATCATCGGCAACGTCATGACCGCTGCGGTTGCGACCGCCGCGACCGGCGTCTTGCTGGATCTCGACAACGCCGCGATCCTGGACAACCTCATCCTGAACAACCACCTCGCGAACAAGACCGCGTCCAGCAAGTACGTCATTGACCCGCACGCCACCAGCACGGGCTTCGTGCATGGGAACGTGTACTACGTCAACGACGGCGCCACTGGCCCCGCGTCGCTCGGTTTCGCGACGTTCACGACGACGTACCGATTCGGCATCAATCACTGCGTCACCGCAGACAGCGCCTCGGCGATTCTCTGCCCGGCGGCCGACTCGTAAACCAACACATAACCCCCGGCGGGTGGTGGAGAACCCTCGTGGTTTCACTCCCCGGTCCACTGCCCGCCGGGTCTTTCCTCCGAGGGCCGTTTGCAAACGATTGGAAGACGATATTACGGCCCACGTCGCAACTGGGCCACCGCGTGCGACACGTGCGGGGTGATGTATCACCGGCACGAGTTGACGCTCGGCTCTGACGGTCTCCTGCGCTGCCCAGACGACCGCGCGGGCAAGACCGAGCTGGAACTGTCGCAGGAGAAGGCCGCAGCCGCGTCCGACGTCCCTGCGGTTCGCGGCGCAACGAGAGAGTACTAAGTGGCAAGCCCTTCGGAACTCGCGTTTCAGAGAATCTGGGATGAGCAGCGTTTCCGCGAGTGGTACAGCCAGGTCGCGCGTCGCATGGGCCTGAACCCGGACCCGGACGACCCTGGCCATCACTATGACTATCGGGCGGCGTATTGGGACATGCTGCGCGACGGCTCTGACCTTTCGCCACAGAAGGCCGGCGAGCACTTCACCAGCAAGTACAAGACGGAGGGTCACCCGAGAACGTACCTGGAAGACGCTAACAGGCGCGTGTTCAACACAAAGAGCGGCAAGTATCTGACAGGCGAACCGGTGCCCGACAGGCAATTGCGCGCCTCGGAGAAAAGCCCTGACATGCCCGGGTTTGACGACAAGACCGCGGCGAATCTGATGCGCGTTAGCCCGGCCATCCTGTCGTTGATGCGGCGAGGGGGGCTGTAACGTGGCGGTCTCTGGCAACTACTCTATCGACTACCAGCGCGACACGCTGCTCACGATGTCCCTGCAACTGGCAGGGCAGCTAGAGTCGGGACAGTCCGCGCCGGTTGAGGACCTGGAGATGGCTGCGCGTTTCATGAACGCGGAGCTTGCCACCATCCAGGCCGAGGGCGTCGTCCTGCGCACGATTGAGCGCACGACGCAATCGATAACGGTGGCGGACGGCGCGGAGTACACACTCTCCGCGTCCACCCTGGACGTCGAGCCGGGCCCCAACGGCCAGGCCGGCGTCGTCAAGCCGTCCGGCGGAACGGATAGCGTCGTGACCCTGATGTCGAGGGCTGAGTACCTGGACATCCCGGACAAGACGGTCTCCGGTCGCCCGACGCGCGTGTACGTGGAGAGGGGCTCGAGCGTGAAGCTGGTCTTCTGGCCGAAGCCCGACGCTACGTACACGTTCACCTATTCCCGCGTCCGGCTGCTCTCCGACATGGACAGCGGCTCGGTGACGCTTGATCTGGTCCGCAAGTGGATGCAGGCGGTGACGTTCGCCGTCGCGTCTCAGGTGGCGCTGGCGAAGTCGATGCCGGTGGCCCTGGCGGACTACCTGCGCTCCGAAGCGGAGCGGCTGAAGGCAATTTGCCGGGCGGACGACGTGCAGCGCGGTCGCGTGCGCTTCCGTCTCGCCCACTCAGGGAGGCGCTGGTAGCGCATGGCTCAGCTCGTTTCGTGGCTCGCGTACAGCGGCGCTCGCAAGTCTGACGGCACCCCCGTTGCCTCGGGGAAGGTCTACTTTTACCAGCCAGACACCGTCAGCACGCAGGTGACGGCATACTCCGACGAGGACGCCACCGTCGCCATCACGCAGCCGCTCACGCTGGACGCCGCTGGCCGTGGCGTCGCGTACCTCAAGGTCCAGGCGCGCATCGAGGTACAGGATTCGCTTGGCAACGTCATCCGCGTCGAGGACATCGCGAACACGACCCGCGCAAAGCAGGTTGAGATCTCGCAGTCCGGCTATAGCGCCACGGACCTGGAGTCGCTCCTTACGACCCTGAACACCAGCAACGGGGGCGATAACTCCAAGTACCTCGAGGCCGGGGGCACGACCGCGCGCAACATGCGCGACGTCGTCGGCTGGAAAGTCGAGCCGCAGGACCATGCGGCCCTTGGCGACGACAACAACGACGACACGGCCGAACTTCAGGCGGCGATCAACCGCGCCCTGGCCGCTGGCAAGCGCCTGTTCATCCCTCCCGGCACGTACCGCATCAGTTCGGCGCTGACGGTCACCGGCGGCTCGGGCAAGGGCCTCGTCATCGAAGGCAACGGCAAGGACGACGTCATCATCAAGAACATGTCGACGACCGGCAACTGCCTGACGATCGACCTGTCCAGCGCTATCGATAGCAAGATTCGCATCAAGGGCATCACCTTCACCGCGAACACGACCTCTTCCGGCTCTGCCATCTCGGTTGTCAACGGTGACCGCATTGTCATCGAGGACTGCGAGTTCCTGCTCCACCGCACGGCCGTCGACGTCTCTGCTGTCTCTGGCGCCGTCGTGCGCGATGTGGTGGTGGCATCGACCGACGACAACGCCTCCGCGATGGGCATCAACCTGGGGGCACGCGGGCGGGCGATCAACTGCGAGGTAATCAGCGGCACCGACAACGGCACCGGCATCAAGCTCACAGGAGCCAACGCCCGAGCCATCAACTGCTACGTCAGCAACTTCGCCACCGGCTACAACCTCGCGGGGGCGCGTGGCCTTGCGAGCGGTTGCTTCGCCAGCAGCTCGACGACGGGGTTCAGCGTCGCGGCGGTCGCCGGCTGCACGCTTATCCACTGCGTGAGCACGGACGCGACTACCGACCTCAGCGTAAACGCCAGCGCCACGCTGTTTAGTAGCTCCGGGTGTACGTTCACGACCGTGAGCAGTTCTGGGGCGCTCAGCGAGTTCCGTGCGCCGGCCATGTACCGGGACGCGGTGACCAGCGCCGTCCAGAACCCGACATTCACGCCGGACGTGTCAGGCGGCAAGCGCCTGTTCATGTACCGAAACACCTACTCCGGCACGTCGACGCCACAGATCGCCGCCGCCACTGGCCGCTCGAACCTGCTGATCGGCGAGACCATCAGCATCGTGATCTACAACGGCACCGGCAACAACATGACGCTGAATAACTGGAACTCCACGTACAAGCACACCGATGGCAGTACGACGTGGACGACCGCGAACTCCCTCGTTACCTCCAGGGCCATTCGCTATGACTTCTGGTGGGATGGCACGAACTTCGTCAACTTCGGCGTCTACAACAGCGACTTCTTCTTCTAATTGCCCGTCGAACCCATCCCCTTCAACGCCTCGCAAGACAGCGGCCTCGAGCAGTTGGCGGGCGCGAGTCCCAGCAGCATCAATTCGCTGGTGGACGAGACGGGGACGGTGCGCGCGCGGCCTGGTATCGTCGCCTGGAGCGACTTCCCATCGAGCTACAACGCCTCCCCCGTGACCTCCATGGCGGCGTGGGGCGATAGGCTCATCTGGGCGACCGAGGACCGTAAATGGTTCGCGTGGCTTGGGCCGGGTCTCACGGTCGACCTGTCGGACTCGACGGCAACGACCAAGATTGCCGGGTCCCTGCGGCCGCAAATCCTCGCCACCCGTAACAGGGTCATCGCCGTGGCCGGCAACGAGCCGCAGAAGTGGGGCGGCGCCGGCCTCTCCGCTCGCCTCGGCGGCAGCCCGCCGTTCTCTGCGGCGCTCGCTGCCATCGCCACGCGTGTGGTCCTGATGCCGTCCGATGACTCCGGCACCATCCGGTGGTCTGGGCTCGGCGACACTGCCCACGAGACCTGGGACGCGCTCAACTTCGCTGAGGCCGAGGCGCGGCCGGATACGCTGGTCAACGTCGCCGACAACACGAACGAGCTGTTCGCCTTTGGCAAGGAGACGACGCAGGTGTTCGTCCCCGACCCTGTCGTAGGCTTCGCCACCGGCCGCGCGCTCAACATCGGCATGCTGGTGCGCGACTCGCTGGTCAAGGTCGACGACGAGTTCGCGTTCCTTGACCGCGAGCGCCGAATCGTCCAGACGGACGGGCGAGCCTGGCAGGATATCGCGCCGGGCCTCGGCAAGACGCTCGGGCAGATCTCGACCGTCTCCGACTGCTGGGGCTTCCGCACGACGATGGACCAGGTGGACATCTGCACCTGGATGTTCCCGACCCACGGCAAGGGTTACATCCTCCAGCGTGGCGCCAACCGCTGGTCCGAGTGGCGCGCGTTCAACTCGAACGGCTGGGCCGCCCCGACCATCACGGCGGCGCTGAACTGGCCCGAGAAGAACCTGACTCTCGTCGGTCTGTCGACAGGTCAGATCGCGAAGCTCGACCTTGGTACGTACACCGACCTCGGCAACGTGCTCAAGGTGGAGCTGGTGACCGGCTACGTCGACAACGGGACGAAGGCCCGCAAGCACTGCAAGTCGGCTCTGTTTCGCTTCAAGCGTGGCCAGACTGCGCAGGGCGGGACCGCTCCGCGCGTGGCGATTTCCTGGCGCGATGACCTGGGCGCGTGGAAGGGGCCGATCTTCCGGACCCTGGGCATTGCAGGCGACTACAACCCGATTGTGCAGCTCCGCAGCCTTGGCGTGTACCGCCAGCGGCAGTGGAAGCTCGAATTTGATGCAAACGCCGAACTGTCTTTCGCCGGGGCGGAACACGAGTTCGAGGTGCTGGCGAACTGAGAGGTTAACGAATGTTTGATCTAGATTTCGAAGTCAACGACTGGCTTACCGGCGGCATCCCCGGACTGTTTGCCGGCAGCCTGCGCCGCAAGGGTGCCAACGCCCAGCGCGATTCGATTGACCAGGCAATGCGCCGGCTTCAGGAGATGAGCCAGCGCCAGTATCAGGGCCGCATCGAGGACGTGAACAAGGCGATGTCCTTCTATGGGCCCGCCCAGCAGGCGCTCATGCGGCGGTTCTCTGCGCCGCCTCCGACCGTCGACCCGGCGCCGGGGCAGCCGCTTCCGCCCGCGATGCCAATGGGCGGCGGCGCGCAGCGTATGCCCGGCCCGCCAATCCCCGGTGCGTCTGGGATGCCGGGCATGCCTCCTCGACAGGACCCGATGCTGCGCCCGCGCGGTGGGCGGGGGATGTTTTAGGTGACGTACACTCGTTGGCGAAATCGCACCGCGACCGGCGGATCCACCCGGCCGACGCCGACCTACGCGCCCGGTAGCGCAGGTGACGTGGTCAGTCGTGGCATCGGTGGTCTGCGCGGTGGAGCAAGAACGCCCACGTTCAAGCTGCCGGAACAGAAGCCGCCAGCCGGGACACAGGAGCCACAGTGGGGCCCCGGGACGCCCGAGGGCTATGGCGAACAGTGGTACAAGCGGAACGCCTGGCGCTGGGACCAGCCGACGCAGCAAAGCCAGTACTGGAACAGCGTCAAGGGTTGGTTCAACACGCCCGGGGCCGGCGAAACTAACCTGGGAAGGATCGCGGGCGACATCGAGCGCCCCGGCGAGTTCGACGCCGCGTGGAGCCGCATCTCTGGAGAGATGTACAACCCCGGCGCGTCCGAGAGCTTTTACGCGAAGCACGGCCAGGACATCCTCAAGGGTCGCGACATGGGCCGCAGCGCCGTCGGCGACTACTGGCAGGACACGCGCGGCCAGTTCGGCGCCCCGGGCTACATGGAACAGCGGGCGGACGACCTCTACGGCCGCGCCCTTGGCCCGGGCTCGCTCCAGACGAACGCTCACAACGTGCTCGGGGAGATCGGCAACGCCCGCAACACGCAGGGCTTCCTCGACCGCAGCATGAGCTACCTCGGCGGCCCGGGCTTCACCGAGCGTGCCGCTTTCAATTACACGCCCGAGAGGGGCTACAGCGAGGGTCTCATGCAGACTGGCGCTGGCCTGGACTCGCTCTACGACCGCCTGTACCAGAGGGGCAGCGAGCGTCTGGGCAATGAGGCGGCCGCGCGCGGTGGCTACAACAGCGGGGCTGCGCTGCGTGCGACGCAGGAGCTTGGCGCCGACCTCACGGCCGACCAGATCCGCCAGACCATCGCCCTCGCCGACCAGGCGGACCGCTACCGGATGCAGGAGCGCGGCTTCGGCCTCGACGTCGCTCGAGCTGGCGACGAAGGGGCCCGTGGGCGCATCGGCCTCGGGTTCGAGGGCTCGCGGTCCGCGGACGACGTGGCCCTTGGCCGCGCCGACTCCATGCGTGGCCTGTACAAGGACATCGACGACATCCGGCTGCGCGGCGTTGACCTCGCCGGCAGGACGGCCAAGGACGCACAGGCCTCGGCACTTGATCGGCTACTTGGCGGCGCGAAGGTTGCCGACATGGCGAGCGCGGACGAGGTGGCGCGGTTTACTGCGCGGTCCAATGACGACGTCAACCGATTCCGCGCCGGCAGCGACTCTGCCCGTAACGCCCAGGAGGGCGAGCGGAACCGCCGCCGCGACATCATCGACAGCTCTGAGCGCCTCGACCGCCTGAACCTGGACCGCCGTACCGAGGCGGGCGACATGTACAAGGACGCGCAGGCCCTCGCTCTCCAGCGAATCCTCGCTGGCATCACCGGCTCCGGCCAGGTCGACAGCACTGAGCGCGACTGGCTCACCGGAGCACAGGACGCGGCGAACTCCGCTCAGGACAAGTACGAGACCCGTCAGCGCAACGACTTCATCGATGCCCTTGCCCTTGGAGGGGCCCAGGCGCAGTCGTTCCTGTCCGGCATGGACCCGGCCCGCCGGGAACAGTTCCAGTCGCAGATGCACGAGCTGCGCATGCAGCTTGAGAAGGGCAACATCAACGCCGAGCAGTACTACGCCCAGGCGGAGCAACTCATGGCGACGTTCGGTATCGCCGCGGGGGCCGCTGGCGGCTTCGCCACCGGGGTCCCGACGCCACCGCCGACGTACCGACTGCCACCTTCGTCGGGGCCAACGTATCGCACAAGTGGACCGAGCGACGACGACGACGTTTATAGGCCTTACTAATGGACTGGGGTTTTAGACAGCGTCCGGTAGCCCCGAGCTTCGCGCCGCAAATCGCGAGCCTCGGCGGACTCATTGACAGCATCATCGACGGCCGCCAGCGCCGCGAGATGGAGGCCGAGCGCCTCGCCGCCCAGGAGCGCCACTGGCGCGCCCTGGAGGAGCAACAGGCGGCGTCGCTGGGTGAGCAGCGGCGCTACCACGACATGACGATCGCGCAGAAGTACGCCGAAGACGAGGCGGCTGCGCAGCAGAAGCTCCGCGAGCAGTCGCTCAAGGGCACCGAGGAGGTGCAGAAGGTCTTCAAGGAGCAGGATGTCGCGGGCGCTCAGGCCACGGCCCAGCGGTACGGCGGACAGCTCGCGCCGTGGTCTCCGAGCCTGCTGGAGGTGCCGCAGGTGAAGACCCCGGCGGCGACGACGGACGACGAGAAGGCGCGCATGATGATGGTCATGCTCGGGCGCATGCCGCACTCCGAGCTGACGAACGACGACGTCGCACGCATCGCCGACCGCAAACAGGAGGTCGCGGCGAACGAGTCCGCCGTCGCTGAGAACGCGCGGCGCGAGAAAGATGCCGTCGGCCGCTACAGGCTCACGATGCCGGCGTCGCCGGAGATCTTCCTCGACATTCAGGCAGAGGCGAAAGCGCGGATGGCGCGTGGTGAGCAGACCGCTGGTATGGTCGGGCCGCAATTCGAATCCCTCATCCAGTCGCTACCGCACAACGAGAGGCCGTTCGCGATCAAGGCGGCGCAGGCGGCTCTTGCGAAGGCCCAGGCCGGCGAGTTTGAGAAGCCCGGCGACGTGATGAAGCAGTTCGACGACCTGTTCACGACGTACCTGCGCGAGGCCGGCATGGACCGCCGCACGCGCATCTCTGCCGCCGCCCAGAAGGCCAAACCGTTTGAGCGCCCGCCGACCGAGGGCGAGGGGCTCGCAAACTCGCGCCTCACGGTCATGCTCCACGAGGCCCAGACCATCGAGAAGCTGCCGCCGCTGTCGGAAGAGGGCCGCCGGATGCTGTGGGAGGAGCTGGCGCTGCGCAACGCCGCCGAGAAGAACCCCGGCCTCGACTACACGGCCAGGATCACCGGCCTAAGGAAGCAGCTAGAGACCAAGCTCAAGGGCACCGACAAGCGAGTTTACCCGGCCTACCTGTCGTACCTCGATCCGCTCGTCCGTCAGCGAACCGGCGCCAACGCCCCGCCCGCCGAAATCGCAAACCTCGCCCAGCCGATCATTCCGGCCGCCGACGACGGCCCCGACGAAATCAACAGCAAACGCGAGCGGCGACGCGTCTACCTGGAGTCGTTCGCCAACCAGTCGAACAATCCGGACTTCTGGCTCAACAAGATCGGCGCGCTCTACGGGACGTCGCCGGCATTCGGCACGCCCGAGAGCAACCGACGTCCGACCGTCAGACCGGCGGGCGACGACACGAACGACGATGAGGGATTTCTTCGCAAGAAGAAGTACTAGCGGAAGAGCGGATGTTCCCAGGCGTACTTCACAAGCGAGACCACGAGCCAGGCGGCGCCGCCAAGGGCAGCGAGCCCGGCAGCGAAGGAAACGAAACCGCCCAGCGCCCTCGCGGCGCCCTCAAGCACCTCAGTGTTCTCGTCGCGCATAGCCACAATTCTCTGTCCTACAGCTCCGCACGTCAAGGCTAAGTGAATGGCAGACGACCTTAAATCCAGGCTCGCGGCGGCGTCCAACGATCCTGACGCGGCGTATGCCGCCGAGGCGCGTCGGCGCTACAAGCAGCGATTTGGCGAAGACCCGCCAACTTATAGCGCTGCCGGTCCCTATGCGGACAATTACAGGCATTCGACGCGGCCAGAGGTTAACCCGTTCGATGGGGCGGACACCCCCCCCGCAATCGAGGAGCGCATCGGGGCCCCGCGCGACAGGTACGAGAGACTTGCAGGGCGCGGCGGGGGGGCGTATCTGACCGGGCACCCTGACATCCCCGAGCCCGTGCGCCAGCGCGGCCAGGCTGGCAATGCCGGGATCATGGCCGGTGCGTTCGCGGGGGCGGGTACCGGCGCGCTGCTGTCTCGGGCAGGTCTAATGCCAGTATCGAGCGGGGTGCTTAGTTCTGTTGCCAGCGGCGCAGCCGCGCGTGGCACGGAGGCTGCGGCCCAGGGCCGCAATCCGCTGCCAGAGATGGTGAGCGACGAGCTGGTTAAGCAGGACGCCTATTTGGGCGGGGCGGTACCGTTGGTCGGGAGCATACTTGACACTGTCGCGGCCGTCCCGAGGGCCGGCGCCGACGCGATTAGGAACTCCAAGACGGTCACTGGCGAGGATATTCGCGTCCTTGAGAAGTTTGGCTCCGAGCCTGCCCCGGTACCGGGAATCGCCGCCTTCAACCCGCCAACGCGGCAACTTAACGTCGCCGCACAACCCAAACCCGTCGTTGGCGTGTCCGGCAAAACGGCGCCGCCGAAGCCGCGCCCAGACGACCCAGTGGTAACCGCCGACCCGCACGGCCGAGGCCTTGTCGGCGAGCGCGGAGCCAAGAGGCTCATCGGCGAGGTGGATACACAGGACCGCATGCTCATCCAGCGCCACCAGCACAAGGAACTGCCTGCCGCGACGGCGAAGCAGGGCGGACGTACGATTAGTGTCCAGAAATACGTCGACGAGGTTGACCGCCAACTGGCGGACCCGTCCGTTGGCATGATCCCGGGGCTACGCGGCCGACTGAAGAAGCTCCGACAGGTACTGGCTGGCGAGGCCGAGCCGTCCGAGATTGTGTGGGTAGGCCAGGAGCCCGAGGCGCACCATATCAAGGGAGCCCCCATCGAGGACGCAAACCAACTCGATCCCGACTGGGCGACGAGTACAGTGGTGGGCCACGATCGACTAGACGGCACGCCGATCGTACAAGAGAAGTTTCTCAACAAGTCCCTCGGGCGCACGGACGACAACTGGATGGTCCAGGGCGGCGGCGCTGACAAGGGTGAGACAGTGCGCGTCGGTCTCGGCGTGCTTGACGAGCATGGGCGCCCGGTCGCGGACATCCGTGGCCGCGTTGGCGACGCCCCGAACTACGTCATGTCTGCCGAGAGGCTCAACAGCCTGCGCGACATCTTGGACGACCTTGGCGGCATCACTGCCAAGGAGACCGGTCTCAGCAAGAACGAACTACCGTTCGCGAGGCTTGCCAACGAAATCAGGGCAGACATTCGCAGGGAGGCGCCAGCAATCGGCCTCGCCAACCGCCGGCATCACGACGCCAAGGCCAAGCTAGAGCGCACCAAAGAGCGCATGCGCACGGAGAACGATGAGACGCTGGCCATGCGTCTCGCCGGGCAGTCCGAGCAGGGGGCGAAGACCGCCGGCATCCGCGAGCCGGGCATGCTCGAGCTTCGGCGCAACTTCCCGACGTCGGAACACCTGCCCCGCGAGGAGGTGGACCGCATCTTCGATGCACCACGCGCACTGCTCGCCGAGGAGCGCATGAAGGTGGTCGGGAATCTTGCCCAGATCGGCGGCAACACGAAGACGAAGTTCAACCTGCGCGAGCCGTTCGTCGGACGCGGCATCTACCCATCGCTGCGCTACGCGGAGGGTGGCCTGGATGCGCTCGGCTCCATGATGACGACGCCGGAGGCGGCAATGACGGCCCCCATCTACCTGCGCATGATCGACTACGACGCCGACCAGGCCATCAAGCGCCGCAAAAAGAAAAAGTAACCCAATAACCAACCATTCGCTCCGTCGGCCGGGGAGGTCGGGGCAGGAGCGAAGACAGTGAGACACAGTTCGACCGTGGCGGCGCCGGCAGCGCCTGCCGCAAGTGGTACCGCAGTCCTTTTCAACAGCGTAACGGCCTTCGGCGGCGCCAAGCTCTGCCGCCCGCTCGACCTCTCGATGATCGAGGTCAACTACCTGCGCCTCAGCCATGCGAGCGCAGCGAACGGGCTCAAGATCTATGCCTCGAGCGACGGCGGCACCAACTGGCGCCAGCTCTCGATGCCCGACAGCGACGGCGTCGCGACGATGCCCGTCACCGTCTCGGCTGTCGCCGCCGACTCGAACACGAACTACAAGTTCGATGTCAGTGGCTTCGACGACATCAAGCTCGAGCACACGAACAGCAACAACACTCTGACGACCTGGGAGCCCGTCATCACCCTGCACTTCGGTGCTGAGGCGGTGCAGCGGTGAGCAGGCATCCACCTATCGCAGGGGGCGGCTCTGCCGGCACCGAGGGAACCGACTTTGTTGGCCTCTCGCCGACCGCGTTCAAGTACCTCTACCGCGGCACCTCGTTTACCGGCCTGTCGGCCTCTGAGGTA